ATCAATGCAATGTGTTCTAAGCGTGGTTTTGATGACCTTGCTGAACAGTTAATTAACAATGGTTCTTCTGTAGACGCATGCAGAGCAGCTATCCTAGAAAGAATAGATGCAAAGCCTGTAGAGACAGCAAAGCCTATTGAAGAGCAGCTGTCACCAAAAGAAAGAGAGCAGTATGCAAGAGACTACAAAATTACTTCTGGTATTAGAGGTCTTTTAACAAATGATTGGTCAGATAAAGCATCTGGTTTTGCTAGAGAAATTTCACAGCAGATAGCAAAAGATTCACAAAGATCTAATAGTTCATCTTCTTT